CAAAGCGACAAAAAAACGAATCATGAAATTGTATCTCAAAATGGTTTATTAGCCTAAAACTTCTGCTAATACTTACTTCATTAATCCCCCAACTTGCAAGCCATGTATTGCCAGTTGGGGGAAATTGTTTTTGAGGGACTGAAAGGATTTGAAGCATGGAGCGTGGACGGCAACGAGGCATCCTACGGCGAACACGTGCTCATTGACGGCAAGCCCCGTTTGCAGAAAACAGGCGACACCTTACAGGAACTAACACTTACATTCAGGCTACACGCCAAATTCTGCAACCCGGCGCAGGAACTTACCCAATTAGACAAAGCAAAAACGGACGGCGAAATACTGCCGCTCCTGATGGGCGACGGCACTTATGTTTCCGACTATGTAATTATTGCTGCTCCCTACACGGTAGATCATGCCCTTGCCGACGGTACGATCGTACAGGCTACCGTTACGCTTTCCCTCAAAGAATTTGTTCCGTATTCCAAAGAGGAGCAGCAGCAGCAGGCGGCGCGTAAAAACGCCTTTGCCACAGGAGATAAAAAGCCGGTAGTAAGCAGACCGCCACAACCGCCAACGGATACCGCAAAAGCGGCAAAGAACGTCACCGAAACCGCACAGCAGGCAAACGAAATAGACGGACTGGTGAGCGATTATGAAAACAACGTTTCGAGCCAGGCTACCCTTGAGCAGAAAATAAAGAACGCCTGCGACAAAGGGAACAAGGCTATCAACGACCTGAACGACAAGCTAACGAACGCGCAATCATTACAGGGTATTTATACCGGCTTGCAAGGCTCCGCGCAAAATGTATCCGGCAGGTTTAACTCTATAAAGGCTTTGTTCCCTATCAACAACATACAGGATTTAAAGGACGCTAATACTTACCTGCAGGCGGCTATGCGCAGCATGTACGGCGCGTCCATTCCTTTATTCAATAACGTGATAACGCGCCGGGGATAGGGTTTATAGGATGGCAAACACGCAATACACGGTGCAGGATGGCGAGCGTTGGGATACAGTTGCATACAAAGCATACGGCAGGGCTGACCTTGCCCATATCATTATTGCCGCAAACTCCGGCGTTCCCGTTACCGCAAGGTTGGAAGGCGGGACGGTACTGGATATACCCATACTGGAGGAAACAGCAGTGAAAACGGACGCGGAACTATTACCGCCGTGGAAAAGAAATGTATAGATGAGCGTTGCGCCCAAACCATATTTTAAGGTACTGTATGACGGTAAGAACATTACCGCAGATATAAGCAAACACCTGCTGTCGCTGTCCTATACCGATAAAACGGAAGGCGAAAGCGACGAACTGGAAATCCAGTTAGAGGACGTGGACAGGCTGTGGCAAAATGAATGGTATCCGGCGAAAGGCAGCGTTATAAAGGCGGAGGTAGGCATGGCGGGCGGTGCGGTACTGTCCTGCGGCTCGTTTATGATAGACGAAATAGAATTTTCCGCGCCGCCGGATATAGTGTGTATCAAAGGGCTTGCCGCCGGTATTCATTCCGGCATACGGACAAAGAAAAGCTACGCGCATGAAAACAAAAGCCTGTCCGAAGTGATACGCACCGTAGCCTCAAACGCGGGCTTCCAGGTATCCGGCAAAATTGACAATATCCGTATCGGTCGGGTCATGCAGCACCGGGAAACCAGCCTTGCGTTCCTACGGCGTTTAAGCCTTGATTATGGCTATGTATTCAGCGTCCGGGATAAAACCCTTGTCTTTACCTCTATCTATGATTTAGAGGCGCGAGGGAAAGTCCTAACGCTGGACAGGACAGACCTGATAAGTTTTTCATTCCGGGATAAAACGGTGGATACCTATAAGGGCGCAAAATCCCGATACCACAATACGCAGAAAAACGAACTGGTCAGCCATAGCGAAGCCGAGGACGGCGGGGAGCAACTGGAGATACGCAGCAAGGCGGAAAATAAACAGCAGGCAGAGGCAAAAGCTAAAGCGGCATTGCACCGGGCAAATACACACGAAAAAACGGGAACCATTGTAACGCCGGGTAACGTGCTGCTCGTGGCGGGACAAAACATAGAGCTGACCGGCTTAGGCGTACTGTCCGGCAAATACCATGTTACCGCTTCCCATCATACACTGGATAAGGGTATGGCTTACGGTACGGAGGCGGAACTGAAACGTATCGGTACGGTTCCCGAAAGCAAACACAAAAGCAAAAAGAAATAGAGCGTGTTAAAGTTTGGATTGATATGTGAGGTGGACGCGGCAAAGGGGCTGGCAAAAGTGCATTTTCAGGATGACGACGTACCGAGCGGCTGGCTACCTATGAGCGTGCAAAAATCTTTGAAGGATAAATACTCCTTTCCTTTTGACGTGAACGAGCATGTATGGTGCATCATGGACGAGCATTGCGAGTACGGCGTTATCGGCGGCGCGGTCTATGATGAGCAGGAGCAGCCCGCCGGTGCGGGGGAAGGAAAGCTCGTCATTCATTTTGCCGATAACTCGTCTATTGAGTATGACCGGAATACTAAAACTTTATCGCTCCTGATTAAAGGTGATATAAAAATTACCAGTGACGAAAAACTGAACGTGGAATGTAAGGAAGCAAATATTACCGTAACGCAAAAGGCAACGGTAAAAGCAAATGAAGTAAACGTCGAGGCGCAGGGCAATGCAACGGTAAAGGCGGCATCTGTAAAGATTGACGCGCCCAATGCGCAAGCTACCGGCAACCTTGATGTAACGGGTACTATCACGGCGGCGGCTATTACGGCTTCCGGCGATGTAAAAGCCGGGGCAATCAGTTTATTAACGCATAAACATACCGCTCCGAGCGGCGGTGGGGCAACTACTCCGTCCATACCATAATGGCAACGGTGAAAGACATACAGGCGACGGACTGGCAGCTATCCATTAGCGGCGTGGGTATCGTGGAGCAGGGATTGAATGATGTAAAGCAATGCGTCAACTTAATACTGCTTACCCGCAAGGGCAGCGATCCCCTGCGCCCGGAGTTCGGCTGTGATATGTACCTGTACATTGACCAGCCGGTACATATAGCCCTGCCGAAAATGAAGAAGGCAATGCTGGAAGCCATACGCCAATGGGAGCCGCGTATTGAAGTATTAGGGATAACACACGATTTGGAAATTGGCAAGTAATACGTTCATAAAGTTTACCATACGCTACCGGCTTGCTGGTAACGCTAAGACCGAAAACCTCGATTTTGTGTTGAACAATCAGGCGGTAAGTCCCGGCACGGCAACGGTGCTGATACTGGAGGCGTTATTGCCGCAGGATATAACAACCGCCTCGCGGCTATTTGTTACCCTCATACTGGACGGTGCGGAAATGTTACCCGAAATACCCGCTACCGGCTTTGCCAGCTATGACGAGTTGTATAACTGGCTTCAGGCAAACTGGTATATATACGGCAAGTGGTTCATTACCGGCAATAAGTTAGTGCTGTACCTGAACGCGGGACTGGCTACACAGGGGACGCTTACTGTTACCACTACGTCCAAGTATGTATATACGGCGGCAATCCCTGAAAAGCAGCAGGAGGCATATTACTATGTCAGCTTTATAAAAGACGGCATAGAGGTATTACCCGCGTTCCCCGAAGATATGGCGGTCACGATAGAGGATATACTGGTATGGGCAAATCAGCACTGGACAGAGTACGGGACATGGCAGGTAGAAAATAACCTGCTGGTACTTTCTACCGGAACGCCCGCAGCTATACAGTTGTCCGTAACGGGGATATTGCCCGGCGGTTTTGGTTTTGGTTTTTCAAAAGGATTTGACACGTAAGATTACGGGAGGAAGGTTTTAGCGGAGGAAGGAACAGAAAGAAATGGAATTGACGAAACCACAATTTATTGATATAGATGCGGCGGCTATTGTAAATGATATGATAGTCGATTATGAAACCGCTACGGGTAAAAAGCTGGCTCCCGCACAGGCGGAGCGTTTGCTTATCAACGGCTTTGCTTACCGGGAGTATTTATTACGCACGGCAATCAATGAAGCCGCCCTGCAAAACCTCGTAGCCTTTGCCCGTTTCCCGGCATTGGATTATCTCGGAGAGCTGGTCGGCGTTCGCCGCCTCCCGGCAAGCAAGGCGGGCTGCCTGATACGGTTTACACTGGTAGCGGGACACGGCAGTCTGGTCATACCTTCCGGCATCCGGGTACAGAGCGTGGACGGTCAGGCGATATTCATTACAACGGAAACAAAGGCGGTTGCCACCAGCGTGCTTACCGTTGATATAAAAGCAGAATGTACAGCCGAGGGAAATATCGGGAATAACTATGCGCCCGGCGACATAGCCCTGATACTTGACCCGCAGCCGTACATTACTACTGCCACCAATCTGGACACCAGCGACGGCGGCGCGGATGAGGAAGGCGATGAACAATTAAGGGAGCGTATCAAATTAGCCCCCGCCGGGTTCAGCAATGCCGGTAGCAAAGGCGCGTATAAATTCTTTGCGAAGTCCGCGCACCCTTCCATTATAGACGTTGCCGTTACTTCACCCGTACCGGGGCAGGTTAATATCTATCCCTTAATGATGGACGGACAGCCGCCTGCTACTGAAATCATAGACGCGGTATTTGCCAAATGTAATGCCGACAAAGTACGCCCCCTGACCGATACGGTGGTGGTACAAGCCCCTGTCATGATCAGCTACGCGCTGGAGGTGAACCTTACGCTTTTAACGGACGCTATGCCTACGCAGGTAGTAAATGAAGTAACCAAAAATTTACAGGCGTATGTGGAGGGGAGGAAAACGCGCTTAGGGATTGACGTAGTAGGCGCACAGATCGTCCGCCAGTCCAACGTGGATAAAGTGTATAAGGCAGAGGTCGTAACCCCCGCAGCAGATATTGTAGTGGGTGAGCATGAATACACAAATTGTACCGGCATTACTGTAAACGTAACAGGTTTTAACGATGAGTAATAAAGACGTGGTACTGGCTAACAGCATTGCGGGCATTCCGCATTTTGCCGCCTTCGACCTGATGGCAAAGAACAGGATGGACGCGGTACAGTTGGACGCACTGCTGGTGTACCTGATTGATACGGTGTCGGAAGACGCGCTTTCTTTCCTTGCGGAGCAATTCGATGTATTAGGGTATAAGGGTATGCGCCTTGCCACAACCACCGCGCAAAAGCGCGAGGTCATAAAAAGGGCTATTGAGTTGCACCGTTTCAAAGGCACGGTATGGGCGGTAAAGGAAGCGTTAAAAACAATCGGTTATCCCGACGCGGTACTGACAGAACACGTACAAAACGGCGCGGGCGGTTGGGCTACCTTTAGGATCGAACTGGACGCGGGCAACAATCCCATATCTGCGGCGGCGGTAGAAGAACTGGTACGCATGATTGAGGAGTATAAAAATGTCCGCAGCCATTTAGTGGACATTTCCTATAAAATAACTTTTGACCCGGATAGTATTACCCTTACCGATGAAAGTTACGAAAACCCCGGCGTGGATGACAGCGACGATATGTACGTCGGCGGGGACTTCCGGTATAATGGAGTATATACTTACAACGGGGACAGGAACTACAGCACGGACACAGATATTTTGACGGTGACAATTATATGATGAGAGAAGGAATAGAGGCGAAGGGATTATTTAGCGTTCAAATCATTGAAGCCGAAAGCGGGAACATACTGGAGCATTACGAGGATAATAATCTTGTGGTCACGCTTGGCAAAGCCAATACCGCGCAGCTACTGGCAGGCGCGGCAACAGGCAAGAAAATAAACAAAATAGCTGTAGGTATAGGAACAACGCCGCCGGACGTTGCAGATACCGCGCTCACCACGCCATTCATCAAGAACATAGACGGCTATTCGTTTCCCAATACCAACGAGGTATTGTTTAGCTGGACAATAGAAACAACGGAGGCAAACGGTTTGAGCATTACGGAGTTTGGTTTGATGAATGATAGCGGCATATTATTCGCAAGGAAGATACGCTCCGCCATTATCAAATCTTCTTCCATCAAACTGGTGGGTACATGGAAAATCACAATCAATTAATAGGGTTTATAGGAGGGCAAGGATAAGGGATGGCAAATCTTACAGAAACGGCAACATGGGAAGCAGGGATATACCAGTTAGAACAGACCGACCTCGTTATTGGCGGTGCGGGCGGTATTTCCAATACGCAGGGGCAACAGTTGGCTAACCGCACGACATGGCTTAAAGGACAGGTGGGCTTGACTAACCGGCTTGCCGGTGTTACATGGATAGACGCGAATACAACACTAACTAATGCACACGCCGGTCATGCTATTGTGGCAAACGCGGATAATAAGACGTTGACCATAACGCTGCCATTAGGCAACACCGTACCCAAAGGAACGGTGATACCGATAACAGCTATTAATGTCAATAAGTCGCAGGTAACGATTAAAACCAATTCTTACACAATCGGTTTTCCTTTTGGTATTACCTATACTGACATTATCCAGTACGGCGGCGTAGGCAGGACAACCATGTTTCTCGGTCAGGGCGACAGTATCTGGCTGGTGAAAGGCGACCCGCCGCCGCCGGTGGGCGGCGTTATTTCACTTACGGACAGCTACTGGTATGTGATAGAGGCAAAGGGAAATTTTGACGGCGTAGGCGAAGCCGTTTACTCGTACAAAATTCTGCTTAACATGGTTGAGGCAAACGGGCAAATTTTGAACCGCGCAGATTATCCCCGTCTATGGGAGTTTGCCCAAAGCATTCCCGGCGGTCTGCCAACGGACGCGCAGTGGCTGGCGGGCATAGGCGGGCAGTCCAATGCGTTCAGGGGTTGCTTCAGTCATGGCAACACCAGTACGACATTCCGGGTTCCTGATTTACGCGCCATGTTTATCCGTGCATTGGATAACGGCAGGGGAATAGACCTCGGCAGGGTGTCCACCGTACCCGGCGGGTATGAAAAGGACGAGGTAATTGCACACAACCACATTAACGGGCAGTATGACCGTTTGCTGCGCTATTCGAACGGTAATAATACGACGAGTACTGCCGCAGATTATTCACCGGGTGAGCCGGATATATATAGCAGCGCAATTATACAGCCCTATGGTGGAGCGGAAACCCGACCCAAGAACGTAGGCTTGTTAGCACAGATAAAAGCATAGCAGGTGAACCCGGTAAAGCAGACAATAAGGAATTTAATATCGCTGAACATACCCGACAATAATGTAAGGGCGATTACGCCCGCCCTGCTGCGTGATGTATTGGAACAGATGCTGGACTTTTCAGAGGAAACGGCGATCGGCGGCTTTCAGGACATTACCACAACGGAGGCAGTTGCGGTGTGGGACGTGGAATTAGGGGGCAGGGCATTTATCCTGCTCGGCAATGACGTTACCCTCTTCATTGAAAATGCGGTGGCGGGTGGTCTTTACTGGCTTATTATCCGGCAGGACAGCGACGGCGGCAATAAGCTGACCTATCCTTCGGACAGTGTTTTTGAAGGTGGGCAGGAATTAGAAATAAACCAGGAGCCGGACGGGATAAGCATCGTAAGCGTATTGTTTGACGGTACACACTATATATGGCTCAACAAAGGAAATGAAACGGCTGCAACCTTATGGCAGCAAATAGATTGGTAGTATTTACAAAAACAAAATAGAATAGACGATGGCAGGAAATGCACAGTTGAAAGTTTTTAAGGTGAACGCATTGCCCGGTACGCTGGTAGCCAATGCAATTTATTATGTACGCTCCGGCGGTTTGTTCCGCACCGTAATTACGGGTAATGCGGGCGAAATCGTGGAGCAGGACTCCGTTACCGCAGGACAACTGGCGGGGAAACAGAACACCAGCGCGGAGCTGACGGCTATTGCCGATATTGTGGCAGTGAGCAATGATATTATCCAGCGTAAGTCGGGGGCTTGGGTCAACAGGACACCGGCGCAACTCAAAGCGGATTTAGCCCTTGCAAAAGGCGACGTTGGATTGGGTAACGTGGACAACACCTCGGACGCTAACAAGCCCATATCTACGGCAACACAAACGGCAATCAATAGTACCAATGCCACTGTTTCCGCACATATCGGCAATACGAGCAACCCGCACAATACGACCTTGGAGCAGGCACGCGCTGCCGGTAATGCGTTGTCCGGTGCTATCAACATGGGCGGCAACCGCATACAGAACGTACCCGATGCAGTAGCCGTCAATGAGCCGTTGACAAAGGGGCAGTTTGATGCCTTAAACAATATTGCGGGAAGGCAGCGCGGGGAAATTAACTGCGCATCCAACCCTAACTATCCCGCCGCAAAAGCCGGTGATCGTTGGGAAGTAATAGCTGCCGGTAAAATTGGTGGCGCAGCCGGTATTGATGTGGACGTTTACGACGAGATAGTTTGTAAGGCGGACAATGCCGGTGGTACGCAGGCAGCCGTGGGCAATAGCTTCTATGTGGTGCAGGGTAATTTGATGCGGGCGACAGAAACGGTAAGCGGTTATTCCCGCATTGCTACGGCGGAAGAGGCAAACGGCGGTAGTGATAATACCACGATCATGACGCCGCTCAAAGTAAAACAGCAGATTGACGCCGTTGCCGTAAAAACAACAGGAGCGCAAACCATAAACGGGGTTAAGCAATTTATTGTATCGCCGATTATTCCTGACGCGGTAAACAACAATGAACCAACATCGCGTGGACAGGTATTGACAATGATTAGTGGTTCAGGGGCACACACGCACGGTAACATTGATGCATTGAACAATATCAGCTATGCGGAGGGAGAAAATGCCCTTGCCTTTGCGGGGTCGCCGGTCATGCGTTGGGAGCTTGTGGAATGGTAAGACGGGATAAAGTTTAAAGGATAGACAGATAGCGTTGGAAATGCAGCGATTGAAATTATTTAAGGTAGCGGGAGAGCCGGGAGATATTACTCCCGACTCCGTTTACCTGATTAAAAGGCACGGTCAGAACGGCTTTGATATGAAGGTGTCCAATTCAGAGGGCAACACCTTACATCCTATGAATTGTTGCGGCGATGAAGGCGGCGGCAATCCGGGCAACGGTACGACACGACCCTATAAATCCTATACCGCAGTATTGTTACAGCAGGGGCAGGAACCGCCGGTGGTCATTGATGAACTGGAAAATGAATTTGGGGTAAGTATAGGCTTCACCTATAACAGCCCAGGTTCATATAGGGGGTTCATGCCCGGAGCATTTGCGGACAGGACTATTGTTTTCTGTAACGCGCGTTACATTCACGAGGGCTTTCCCCGCGCAGCCGCAGGGCGTATGCTCAGCCCGGATGAAATAGAAATAAACTGCGCGGAGGATGACAACTATATCCAGTTGGAAGTAAGGGTGTACAAGTAGTACAAAACATGGACTATTACCTACTTACAGGAATGACCACCTTTGACATACAATGATGACCGCCCGTAAGCGGTACATATCGGGAAGTGAAAAGGAATAGTGAAGTAAGTAATTCGGGAGGCGGCAAAAAGAAAAGAGAAAATGAACAGGTGATAGCGGAAGCCGCCTCCCGTATTCCCGGTACAAGTGCAGATTGATTAGTGATGATAGCAGACAAAATTTTAACCCACACCAGCCCAATGCTTTTAATGGTGAGCGGCTTCGGTGCATTTTTCCAGAAGTATATTTTTAACGATACCGAGTACCTCGCGTGGTTGCTGATTGCGGTCATGCTTGACCTGATTACCGGCATTACCAAAGCGTGGGTACAGGGCGGTCATAAGAACATTACCAGCCAGGGGCTGCGTATGACCGTTATCAAGTTTATCCAGTATGGGGCTTTCCTGATTATTACGCACGTACTGGTGCATTTTACCGTGAACGGGGAAAGTATCTCGCCGGTATCTTTTATTGACAGGTGGGCATATTCGCTGCTGATACTGATAGAAGCTAAAAGCGTGTATGAAAATATTGTCGCCATTAACCCGAAGCTGGATTTTATCAAACCGCTTATAGAGAAAATTACGGAAGCAATAAAGGGAGGAAAAACTGATGAGGAATAGTATGCTTTGCCTGTGCGCCCTTTTGGTGCTTTCTGGCTGTTACACACAAAGAAAAGCGGAGCGGCAGGTGATAAAGGCGCAGGCGCATTACCCGCAAATTGTAGCAAAGAACTGCGGTAACTGGTATCCGCCAAAGGAAACGACCATTACCCAAACGGAGTATAAGCAGGGCGCAACCGTTTACCGTACCGATACCGTTACCGTAGACTGCGACAGCGTGGTAAAAAACGGGAAGGGCAACAACGTCGTTTCCATGCCTTGCCCGCCGCAAACGGAGCGCGTAGATACCTTCTATACCTACAGCGTAACAACGGTTGAAAATACCGCCCGTATAACGGCGTTACAGCAATCTTATGATAAGGAGCATGACCGCGCGGAGCGGTTGTTATGGGAGCGCAATTTGTGGCGGATTGCCGCTTTGATAAGTATCGCCATTATAGCGGTGTATGTGGTAGTAAAGTTTGTTTTATAGACAGGTGATATATGGAGAATGAAAAAGAAAAGAAAGAAAAGCCCAAAGGGTTTAGTTACAAAGAGCAACACGCGGTTATTGTCAGGGTAGCAACGGAGCAGGAGCAGCAACAGGTATTTGAGAAGTTGAAGGAATTAGGTTTTACGGATTTAAAGGTGGTATCGGTATGAGGATAGAAGTACATCACAGTTGCGAAAATTACAAATCGTTCAGGGCGGAAAAAGTAAAGTCCCTGTTCAACCCGGAAAGCGGGCATACATGGAGCCATATCGCCGACCTACCTGTTGAGGGCAATGACTGGCAGATAGGTTTGATCGTTGGCGCGTCCGGTAGTGGTAAATCCAGTTTAGGCAAACAGGTATGGGGAGCTGACCGCGTATATGACCTGTATAGCGGTTGGGACAATGATAAGCCCATAGTGGACTGCATTGCGCCGGAAGGAGATTTTAAAACAGTTACCGGAGCATTAGCATCCGTAGGCTTGGGCGACGTTCCCGCATGGCTAAGACCGTTTAAGGTATTGTCTAACGGGGAGCAGTTCCGGGCGGGGCTGGCAAGGCTAACCGTTGAAGCTCCGGACAAAGTGGTCGTGGATGAGTTTACCTCTGTTATTGACCGGCAGATTGCGCAGGTAGGCGCGGCGGCATTTGCAAAAGCGTGGCGCAGGAATACGGGTAAGCAAATCATTCTTTTGTCCTGCCACTATGATATTATCGAATGGCTGCAGCCGGATTGGGTATATGACACCCGAACGGCGGACGTAAAAAAAAACTCCAGTCAAGGCATCCTATTTCCCTCGACGTATGGAAGGTCAACAGTAGTTACTGGAAGTTTTTTAAAGCGCATTACTATTTAGACCTGCCGTTCCCGCCCTGCGCAGAATACTTTGTCGCAACGGTCAACGGGGAACTGGTAGCGCATCTGGCGGTTACGCCTTTCTTTACGGCTAAGGCATACCGCGCAACGAGGTTAGTCGTAATGCCGGAGTGGCAGGGAACGGGCGTAGGTACGCAGTTCTTAAAATTCGTTTGCCAGTATCATCTCGAAGGTAACGGCAGGAAGGGTAACAAATACCCTGTATTCTTTCATACTTCCCACCCGCAGCTATGTGCCTACTTACGCAAGGCGAAAGGCTGGATACAGACAGGGGCAATGCTGTACGGCGCAAATAAAAAGCGCAGCATGGAAAGTATCAGGCGCACACACAAATCAAAAAATTTCAAAAATTCATCGGCAGGCTACGGCGGGCATTTCCGCGCGGTGCAGGCTTTTAAGTACATAGGAGAGGAAGCGTGAGTAGAGGATTGAAGGTTTTTATATCAGGACAAAAGAAGTTCGGGGAGGAAGTATTACGCCTGTGCCTGCAAAAAGGCTGCGAGGTAAAAGGCGTATGCTGCCCGTTGGAGGATAAGTACATAGCGGCGTTAGCCCGGCTCTATGATATACCCATTATCCCTGCGGGTACATTGAACGCGGGCACTATGGTCGCAGGCGTGGACTTGGGCATTACCGCGCACTCCTTTGATTACATAGGGAAGCGGACGCGCTATATACCGCGTTTGGGCTGGATAGGTTATCATCCGTCCTTATTGCCGCGCCACCGGGGACGCTCCGCCATTGAATGGGCTATCCGTATGAATGACCCTGTTACGGGTGGCTCAGTGTTCTGGCTGAACGCGGGAATTGACCGGGGCGACATTGCATACCAGGACTGGTGCTTTATTGACCCCACGTTACATATCAAAGAGCCTAAGAAAGCCGCCGCAGAGCTGTGGCGGGAAACGCTGCTGCCAATGGGTATAAAGCTGATGGGCAAAGCCATAAGCGATATATCCGCCGGGGTGATTATCAGGATACCGCAGGACAACAGGTTCTCCACATTTGAGCCATGCACGGACGTTAAAGATGTGTTCAAGCCCGACCTGCTCATGTTACCCGCCTCATCTTCCGCAGGGTAATACAAACAATTTTTTCAAAATCAAATCAATACAATGAAGCCGAGCGAATTTGTGAAGGCATACCTACCGTATGCAAAGGAGACAGAACGTAAAACAGGGATTAGTGCCAAAGCTATTTTAGCGCAGGCGGCATTAGAAAGCGGATGGGGCAAAGCGGCTCCGGGCAATATGTTCTTTGGCGTAAAAGATACCGACGGTATCAACGGCAACGAGCAGTTGCTCACGACAACGGAATACAGCCGCAGGCAGGACTTAAAATTTCCGGTCATTATTTCGGTAACGCCGGTTATCCGCAGCGGGCAGAAATGGTTTAAGTACGTGGTAAAAGATTATTTCCGTAAGTACCATACACCGGAGGAATGTTTTACCGACCACGCGAATTTCTTTTTTAAGAACAAGCGGTACAGCCAGGCTCTTGCCGTAAAGCATGACCCGTACAAATTTGCGGAGGCAATAGCCGCAGCCGGTTATGCCACCGATCCCAATTACGCAAAGACGCTGAAACAGATAATCAGCATGATAGAAAAAGCCGGTCAATAGTACCGGCTTTTTTATTGCGCTATGGACATAACACGTATAAAACACGTAAGCCCCAAACGATAGATTAGTTGTACCCGCAATAAAGGGTTGTGAAATGGAATTTGAGAAGAACGGAACAAAGGAAACGGGCAAAACGACACCGGATGACGTATTGAAAATTTATAAGAAACATGGCAGGGAAATCACACCGCATCAAGCGGGTCTTATCTTGGAATTTGCCCGACGATTAGCTACCATTGCTGTAGCGCAGTGCCTTAGAAACGAGGCTGGCAGCGAGTTTCAAGAAAATACTAACAATTAAAATCGTGTTTATGAAAAGAGCGTATTTGTATGCAAGGGTAAATATACCCGAACAGAACCCCGCAGCGTTCCTGCAACGGCAGGAAGAAAAATTGCGGCTCTATTGCGCGAACAACGCAATAGAGCCGGGAGGTTTTTTTATTGACCAATGCTCGGCGCGAACATTTGAAAGACAAGGCTGGCAATGTTTGATTAATGCCCTAAACCACGCAAACGGAAAACCCGACCTTATCCTGTTCACAACATGGGATAGGTTTAGCCGCAATGCCGCCGACGGACTGGAAACTATTAAATGTCTTAATAATATGGGCATTGAGGTTTTGGCTGTAGAGCAAAACGGCATTACATCGAATGATAACATAAGTAGTAAACTTTTAAAACTTTTTCTTGGAAAATGAAAACAGCATATTTATATGTCCGCGTAAGTACGGACGAACAGACAAAAGGATACTCCCCGCAAAATCAGGAGGAGTTGTTAGTGAAATACTGTACCCTGAACGGTATAAAAGTATTGCGCGTTATACGCGAGGATTTTTCGGCAAAGACATTTAACCGTCCTGAATGGAAAAAGCTGCTTGCCGAATTGAAAAAGAACAGGGGTAAGGCAGACTTTGTTTTGTTTACCCGTTGGGATAGGTTTAGCCGGAATGCGGGGGATGCATACCAAATGATAAACATACTGCGCAAATATGGCGTGGAACCGCAAGCCGTTGAGCAACCGCTTGATTTATCCATACCCGAAAACAAAATGATGCTTGCGTTTTACCTTGCCGCTCCTGAAGTAGAAAACGACCGCAGGGCGTTAAATACCTTTCACGGGATGCGCAGGGCAAGAAAGGAAGGTCGGTACATGGGCGTTGCACCTGTAGGGTATGTAAATAAGATTACGGAAAACGGTACTAAGTACATTGCCCCGGAAGAGCCGGAGGCAAGTATCATGCGGTGGGCATTTACGGAAATAGCTGCCGGTACATTTAACACCCAACAGATTTTTAAAGTGGCACAGCAAAAGGGCATAAGGTGTGCAAGAAGTAATTTCTTTGTGGCATTGCGTAACCCTGTGTATTGCGGGAAGATAATTATACCCAAGTATAAGGACGAGGAGGCGACATTCGTGGACGGCAGGCATGAGCCTTTAATTTCAGAAGCCCTGTTCTATCAGGCGCAGGAAGTACTGGAAGGACGTACCCGCCATTTCCGCCCTAAAATCGTGACGGGTGAAACCTTACCGTTACGCGGCTTTCTTATCTGCCCTTTATGCGGTAAAATTTTGACTGGCAGCGTATCAAAAGGGCGAAGCCAGTATTATTCTTATTACCACTGTTTTGAGGGCTGTTCTTCCCGTTACAGGGCGGAATTTGTCAACGGTATATTTGTTGATGAACTAAGAAAATTTGTCCCAACGGCGGAGGCAATAGGTGTTATTAGTAAAGTCGTATCTGAAGCGTTTAAGGACAAAACAAAGGCATTGCAGGACGATAAAAGGCAGGTACTGCAACAACTCACGGAGCAGCAAAACCGACTGACAAAGGCAAGGGAATTACTATTGTCGGGGGATATTGACCCGGCGGATTATAAGACCATGAAAACCGAGTATGAAAAGAAGATAGCAATGCTGGAGGCTAAACTGAGCCAGTTCACCAGTAACAATGATAGCATTGATAAACTACTATACACCGCGATAGATAACCTTTCCAAGCTGGACGTTCTTTATGAAAAAGGCGGGATAGCGGAGAAACGCGACATTATCGGTTCGATGTATCCCGAAAAAATGACTTTTGACGGAATTGCACTTCGAACCGCTCGCGTAAACGAAGCCGCTCTTTATATGTTTAACATTATCAACGAATTAGAGGGAAAGAAAAACGGGACAAGTCGTAATAAAAACAACTTGTCCCGTTTAGTGCCCAAAACAGGAATCGAACCTGCACTACCTTGCGATAATATCAGAAAGTTTAGAGTTAAGTAACAAAGAAGGTCAGAGTTCGTGGCCGGCGCTCTCCCACCCACACTCACTCTGACCTTTGTGCCCAAAACAGGAACCGAACCTGCGCTACCTTGCGATAAGATCAGAAAGTTTAGAGTTAAGTAACAAAAAAGGTCAGAGTGAGGTGTCGCTCTCGCTCCCACACTCACTCTGACCTGTGTGCCCGGAACAGGAATCGAACCTGCACTACCTTGCGATAACCAGATTTTGAGACGGTTTTATCATTGTGCTTTACTTTGCATTACTTGTTCTTAATTGGTGTAGTGGATTGATTTTCAATAAATTATTTAGATTGTTCGTATCTTCGTTTTCGTTGTTTTAGCCTATTTAGTGACTCAATTGCGGTCAAAAAAGTAGGTCAAATGAGGAGTTGATTTTGTGAACCTGAAAAAATTAAAACAATGACCGTTAAGATGACAGTCGCTCTTGATACTAGAAGAGCAAAATTAAAAAGCGAGGTCTTCCCCGTAATTCTGTTAGTAAGGATAGGCAAGAATCCATATCGCTACCCGACAATTTTTCAACTGCCGAAAGCGGATTTTGAAAAGCTATCCGCTCCACGATTGGGAGCAGCCTTACAGGAAATAAAAGATAAGTTACGGCTTATCCAAAGAAAGGCTGATGAGTATCTCGAAAACTGCGGTACTTTCGATAGGATTGACTTCGAGAATGATTTCATTTGCAGCAGCCCAATGTTCAAAGCCAGAAAGAAAAAACTTAAGGCTGTACAGATAAGTGATGGAAATGACTTCGATTATACACCATATCTGTCTCGATTCCCAATTTTTAAGGAAGACCATTCTATACCAGGATGTATTTCCGCTGTATTCTTTATTTACATCAAGAAGCTATTGCAGGAAGAGAGAATTGGCAGTGCCTTAAATTACCAGGACAGCTACAATTCTTTAAAGAAGTTCAAGGGAAATGTAACGTTCGATAAGATAACGGTTAGTTATCTGAATCAATACGAACAAATGATGAGAGCAAAGGGACGTACCAGAGCAACCATTGGAATAAAACTTCGTCCCCTTCGTACGATATTCAATGAAGCTATTGAAATGAAAATTATAAAGCGCGAGAATTGTTACCCCTTCGGAAGAAGAAAGTATATTATTCCAACAGGCAGGAATATCAAGAAAGCCCTTCCATTGGATGATTTAAACATGCTCTACAACTACACACCTGAAAGTGAAGAAGAAAAAAAAGCCAAGCTTTATTGGTTTTTCTGTTATTATGGCAATGGGATGAATACAAAGGATGTAGCTTATCTTAGATACAGGAATATTGATGATGGCTTTATAGTGTTCACTCGAGCGAAAATTGAAAGAACAACGAAAGACGATCCAAAACTGATAATGGTATATATAAGTGAAGAGATCCAGAAAATTATCCATGAAATTGGAAATAAACGTGTAGATGGTAATACATTCTTATTCCCGATATTGAATGATACACTTGATCCATTGGCACAACACTTGCGAGTTAAGGCGTTTACAAAATTTGTCAACGACGGTATGAAAGCTATTTGTCAAAAGGCGGGTATCGACAGGAAATCGACTACAAATGTCGCTAGACACAGTTTGGCTACTGTTTTGAAACGGCAAGGTGCATCTACGGAGTTTATCCAAGAAACTTTAGGCCACTATGAAAAACGTACAACAGAGAACTACATGGATAGTTTTGATACGGATATGAAAAAGGACTTTGCAGAAAGATTAAACGTGTTTAAGAAGTTAGATAATGGGTCTATTAATATGCACCAGTGA